AAAAAATGGAGATATATTTAAAAAAGAAAAAATTAAATTTTTACCTACTTTAGTTTTATACAATGATGGTAAAGAAATATTAAAAATAGAATCTGGCATCTCTATGAAATTACCAGAAAATTGTTTGGAACAAATTAATAAACAAATTAATAAAATATTAGAAACACGATTTTAATTATAAATAAAAGTTTAAATAAAAACAAGATTTTAATTATGAAAAAAATAAAAGCAAAAATTAAACAATTATGGCAATCAATAAAAAAACAATTAAAACGATTTTGGGATTATGTTTGTTCTTGTTGGTAAACAATATACAAGCACAAATTTTTAAAGATATTTTTAAGTATAGTACCTTCTATGCTGCCTATTCACAAAGTAATAGCATTCAAGATAGTAGAAGTTTTTATGTAGATCAAGATAATACTTTACATGAAACAACTAAAGAAGTTCCTGCTGATTTTGTTATGACTTATGGCTGGCGTAAGCTTGCTAACTTTCAATATGAAGATAGAAATAAATTTTATATAGGGGAGGAAAATAACGCAGGGACCCGTTCAAATATAGGAAACGTAAAAGGATTAGAGTATTTATTTCAATATTCAAAAGGAAAAAACAGAGGAGCTGATTTTGAGAACCAAGAAGCGTTTATTAGATACTTAGCTAAATGGTGGCTTATAAAAGGAGAGTACCAAAAGAATGAATTAGTAGATTTGGACTATAAAAGCGCAGAAGTAAGAGCGAGATTTGCAATAGGTAAAAAACTATCTTTAAGTATCGGAACTATATGGAGGACATACGACACCGCTTATGGATATAACCCAATAGAAACCTATCTCGAAGATAATAATTGGTGGAATTTAAGCTATTCTGTAGGACATACAGATGTACTTTATCAAATGGTTAGCACATCAGGGCAGAGTATGGGTTATGATTATCAATGGTTTGATGCTGATGGAAATTTACTTTCAAACTCAGATTTAGATTATAGAAATAATATATTTCAAGATGTAGTTAATAATTATAATAAAGAACAGCTTTCAATGATTTCAGGATTCCAACAAATCTCAGCTATTGCAGGTTTGGACTTCTATCATTATAGAGATAAATTTTGGTTACATATTTACGGAAATGTATTACCTTACCATTATCTTTTAAAAGGAGATAAAGAATATTCTTATGGAAACTTTGTAGGAGATTATTTAGATTTTTCTACTGGTGCAGTACTAGGATTAAAAATTACTAAAAATATAGGCCTCTATGGAGAGATAAACCTACAGCGATATTGGGACAGAGAAATACGATCTATAAAAGCAGGTGTTAATATTAAAATATAATAAATGAAATTTTTTAATCATTCAGAGTTTGATAGTCCAGACGAATTAGGATCAGGTAAAAATATGTCTCCTGAAATATTAGAGATGTTAGATTTAGCAAGAGAAAAATACGATAAACCTATAAAAATAACAAGCGGTTATAGAACAAAAGTTTACAATGAAGGATTAAAAAAGAGAGGATATAAAGCTTCTCCAAACTCAAGCCATTTAAAAGGACTTGCAGTAGATATACATTGTAATAATTCAAAGGCTAGATTTGAACTTGTAGATATTTTATTAGATGTAGGGTTTAATCGTTTAGGAATAGCAAACACATTTATTCATGCAGACATTGATAAAGATAAACCACAAAATTTAATCTGGACTTATTAATGGAATTTTTTATTATATCTCTATTCCCTACATCTTGCATAGCAGGAATAAATTACTATCCTTCAAATGAGGAATATAAATATGATGAAATGAATATTTATTTATTTATAATACAACTAAAATTTAAGTTTTATGCCAAAAAAAAGGTTTAGAGACACTAAGGTCGGCAAATTTCTCGGTTCTAAAGGAAGTGGAATACTTGGACTAGTAGGAGACGTATTACCAGACAAAGGATTATTAGGCGTTTTAAAGAACGTTATTTCTAAAGATGATACCTTACCACTAGAAGATAAAGAAACTGCCTTAAAACTACTTGAAATGGACTCTATCGAGCTGCAGGAGGTCTCAAAGAGGTGGAGCAGCGACATGAAGTCGGATAGTTGGCTATCTAAGAACACTAGACCTATGGCATTAATCTTTTTAACTTGTTCAATGGTGCTGCTTATAGTACTAGACTCTTTTGATATTGGTTTTAATGTTGACAATAGTTGGATAGAATTGCTTAAAAATTTATTAGTAACAGTTTATGTTGCATACTTCGGCTCAAGAGGTGTAGAAAAATTCCAAAAAATTAAAGGAGGCTAATATATATATATACATATATACATACATATATATTTATTTTTATTTTAATTTTAATAAAAATAAAAATATAAATATAAATACTTATATATATATCTCAAATATTTTTTTTAACTTTATAAAATAAATCAACTTTATAAAAAATTTAATTCCTAGAAAAAAACTAACTTTATAAAAAAATCATGAATATTGAAGTAAAAATCAAACACTTAGATAATACTAGAGATACTAAATACGAAGTCTATATAAAAACCTATAAAGATACTATTTCAGGTATTTTTGAGAGATATGAATTAAGATATCTTATTCAAGAAATAGATAATGCTATTGTATAATGGCTAAAAAACCATCAAGAAAGATATCTCGTAAAGGACTAGTTAGAAAATTAGACAAGTTGTTTAGCGAGTATATCCGAACAAGATATGCAATGGATGGAATGGTAAGGTGCATAACTTGTAATACTATTAGAAATTGGGAAGCAGTTGACGCAGGGCATTTCGTATCTCGAAGGCATTATGCAACCCGATGGCATCCAACAAACGTACAAACACAATGTAAAAAATGCAATGGATTTATGGGAGGTGAAAATTATCTCTTTGGTATTTATTTAGATAAAACCTATGGAGTAGGAACAGCAGACGAGCTGATTAAGTTATCAAGACAAATCACTAAATTTTCAGATCAAGATTTAAAAGATATGATAGAAATTTATAAAGCAAAAGTTGTTAACAATAGTTGAATATCAAATATTTTTTTATACCTTTATAAAAATGAAAACTCCTAAAGACGAATTAATAGAATTATATTATAGACGAGTAACTTCAATGGAGAAAAAAATACAAAAATTAGAAACCAAATTATTAAATTATGACAGGAAAAATTATGACAGGAAAAATTAAATTTATTGAACCAAGAGGCGAATATACAAACGCTTCTGGAACATTTGACAAGTATCAAGTAACCTTTGACGATGGTAAAACTTTTCAGTTTTTAGCCAAAGGCGAATTTAAAAAACAAATCGGAGATAAGGTGGAGTACACCGTAACTAATGAGGAATATAAAACAGCAAAGCTAGTTTATAATCCATTACCTTATAATCCTCCACAAAACAATAATAGGGAACAACTTATTATAAGACAGTCAATGGTAAAGGCATCGTGTGAGTTTCACTCAAACAGGCCTACAAGCGACTTACAAACAGTTTTAGCAGACGCTGAAATATTAATCAATTTTATAAATAAAAACAATGGGAACAATTAAAGGAAAAATCAAAAAGATTACCGAAGTACAAGAAAAAGGAACTTTCAGAGTTAGAAAACTAATATTAGATACAGGAGGAGATTATCCTCAATCATTAAGTATCGATTTCACACAGAACAATTGCGGATTATTAGACGCATGGAAAGTAGGGAGCGAAGTAGAGGTCTATTACAATCTAAGAGGCAGAGAATGGATTAATCCAAAAGAAGAAGTTATTTACTTTACTACAGTAAATGGCTGGAGAGTAAAAGAAAATACATTGGAGGTCTCCGCAACCGACCAATCTCCAGATAGAGACAGAGACGATATGCCATTTTAATAATATAGGAGGATAGGGGAACTTATCCTCTTTTTTTATATTTATAAAATGCTGATAAACTTTGATGAACACTCAAAAAAACTTGACGATTTTAGAAAAGGTAAATTACCTGAAGCACTTACACTAGGACATACAGAATTCGATTCTCACTTTAGATTTGTTCAAGGAAATATGAATTTTATTTTAGGACATAACAACGTAGGTAAAACACATTTTACTTTTTACTTAATGTTATTGTATTCACTTAAACATAAAATAAGATGGTTAGTTTTCTCCAGCGAGAATGATGTCTATTCTCTTTTAAAAAAGTTGATAGAATTTATTGAGGGCAAACCCATAAACAAAATAGAACAAAAAGATTATGAAGATTCTTTAAAGTTTGTTTATGACCATTTTAAGTTTGTTGATTGTAATAGACAATATACTTACAAAGAACTCTTAGCTCTAGCTCAATCAATTAAAGATGCTTGGGATTACCACGCTTTATTAATAGACCCTATAAACTCTTTAAGAAAAGATTTAAGAAACACAAACGGATATGAATATAATTATGAGCAACTAACCGATATAAGAATTTTTTGTAAAACTAATAACCTAACAACTTGGATATGCGCTCATGCGGTGACCGAAGCCTTGCGAAGAAAACATTTAAAAGGACATGAGTTTGAAGGACAGCCACAGCCTCCAAGTATAGGAGATTCCGAAGGAGGGGCAGTCAATGCGAATAGAGCTGACGATTTTCTTATTATTCACCGTTATATATATTCTCCAGATTCTTGGATGTACACTAGACTTTTTTCAGCTAAGGTCAAAATGCAGGAGCTCGGATATAAGCCGACTTCTTATGAATCTCCCTTAATGTTTAGATCAATATTAAATAATGTAGGGTTTGAAATATCAGGAGAAAATCTAATCAAATATCGAACCAAAAAACAAATCAATCTACTTTGACTACCCTCGAAAAAATTGCAGCTAAACACCAAGACTGGTTATCAATAGTTAAAAGTTTTGGCTGTAAACCTGAAATAGCAGAGGATATCTGTCAGGAATGCTACATCAAACTAGATGGTCTTTTAAAATCAGGTCTCGATATTTCTTATGGAGATGATATAAACTACTACTACGTTTACAAGACCCTCAAGGCTCTTTATCTTGATCTTTATAGAAAAGAGAAAAAGATATTTAAAGTAGGAATAGAAGCCTTAGATAAATATATCTCTGAAGAAAACAATATACCTCCAAAAGATATTAATTCAAAAATAAAAGAATTAGATACGTTATTAGATAAAGTATTCTGGTATGATAAAAAAGTGTTTAATATTATAAGATCTGGCACTTCAATAATGGAATTATCAAGAAAGACAGGAATAAGTTATTATAGTCTTTATAATACTTATAGCAATGTTAAAAAATTAATCAAAAAAAATATAAAATGGGATTAAATAAAATGGGATTAGGAGATCTAATAGAATGGTTTACAAAAAAGACAGGAATTAAATGGCTTGTTAAAAAGATATGGAAGGATTGCAAATGCGACAAACGAAAAGAAAAAGCAAATCAAGTGAAATTATGGTAACTAACGAAGATTGTATGGATCTACTATCAAGGTATGAAGATAACCACTTTGACTTAGCTATTGTTGACCCTCCTTACTCTAATGATACAAAAGGTTTAGATAATTGGTTGCAAAATATGAAAGGCAAAAAAGCAAAAATTGGAGTAAACAGAACAGAAACTTTAAAAGGGAATGCGCCTACTGAAAAGTATTTTAAAGAATTAAAAAGAGTTAGTAAAAACCAAATAATATGGGGCGTCAATTGGTATAGATATTATTTAGGTGTTGGTAGAATAGTTTGGGATAAAGATAATAAAGGTAGTAATTTTTCTGATTGTGAATTAGCTTATAATTCAATTAAAACAAAATTAGATTTAATTAAAATTAGATGGAATGGAATGTTGCAATACGATATGAAAAATAAAGAAGTTAGAATACACCCAACACAAAAACCAGTAAAACTTTATGAATGGTTATTAATGAATTATGCAAAAGAGGGAGATACAATACTTGATACTCATTTAGGAAGTGGCTCAATAGCTATAGCCTGCCATAATCTAGGGTATGATTTGACTGCTTGTGAGATTGACAAGGAATATTACGAGGCAGCAATAAAACGAATTAATCAGCATAAGGCTCAAAAAAAACTATGGTAAAAGAAGATTTAAAAAAGTGGAAAGAATTTCAGCAAAGAAAAAAACAAAATGTAATTGAAAGAGATGGCATTGAATTAATTTGTCGTTTACATGCTGAAATATTTAACCATAAATATCATGAGCCTTGCACTTGTAGAAAAAAGGAATGGCAAGAGTGGATTAGTGAAATAAATAAACACATAATAGATCAGTATGCAAATAAGCAAAAATAGATGGTCCTATAGCTTTAGAGAAGGAACAGACACAGAGAAACGATTTAAGACACTTTTAGAATCAAAAGGATATCAGGTAAAGAAGTCTAGTAAACAAGACGATATACATAAGCATATAGACTTCTATGTTAATGGATTTGGAATAGATGTAAAAGGAAAAAGATATACCAATACAATCTGGCTAGAGATCCAAAATGTAAGGGGCAAAGATGGCTGGTTAAAAGGAGAGGCTAAATATATTGCCTTTGATATTATAGACTTGAAACAATTTGTTTTCTTTAAAAGAAAGGATCTATTAGAATTTGTTGCACAATTCAAAGAAGAAACAGAAGATAAGCGAGAGCATTTAAAATGGTACTCAAGAAAGAAATGGAACAGAAAAGATAAAATAATAAAAGTAAAATACGAACACATTAAACACCTAAAAATTAAATATTATGCCTATACCTAAACCAAAACAAAACGAAACCCGCAGAGCCTTTATCCAAAGATGTATGAATGATGTTGTTATGATTAACGAATACAGAGACGCTAACCAAAGAGTTGCTGTTTGTTCTGATCAATTTAAAAATAAATAGCAAAAAGTTTTTTTATTTATTAACATTTGTTTATATTTGTTATGTAGTTAAAGCTATAGAAATATAAAAAACTACTTAAAAACAAATATTAATTAAAACCAAACAAAATGAAAAACACAAAAACAAAAGTACCTTTCGGAATTGGTCAAAACACATTTGATGCAATACAAGAATTAGAAGTAACATTGAATAAATTAAAATCATTAATGCTAAATTCTAATTATGGAAATTGGAATTTCGACCAAAAATTAGAAGATGCAGAAATTGAAAATTTAGAGCAAATGGCAAAAGTAGCAGAACTGATTAAAGAAAATTTATCAGACCACGCTAAAGAATACAGAATTTGGAATACAATGATAGACTAATGAGTGCAGTAAAAAAATTGCGAGTTGGAGAAGTGGTCATCTCGTGAGTCTCATAAACTCAAGGTCAGCGGTTCGAATCCGTTACTCGCATCTAATTTTAAAACAAACAAAATGAAAATAGATAAAATGTATAATAGACATCATTACGAAACTTTAAATCCAGATGCTTATTGGGATAGAAGATTTGGCAAATTTACTAATTCTCAACAATTATATATAATTAGATTAATTGAAAGTATAGAAAATAAAAGTGTAAGAGATATTGCACACTTAGAATATTTTAAAAGAAAAACGATAGTTTATGAGTAAAAAATATTTTGAAATAGAAATGATTACAACTGATACGATATCAGCATCATCAAAAGAGGAAGCTATTGAAAAATGGGAAAGTGAACGCTCAAGAAATGATGGGGATCGCTATGATTTTAGAAGAACAGGGAAAGTCTGGCAAGTTCCATTTGAAGATAGGGGTAGATGGGTAGAATTGATAACAGCTAAAAGAAAAGAAGTATAACAAAATGAATATACATCAAGCAGGGGAGTTTGGTAAAATTCAAGGGAATCTTAAATACTTACTTAGGAGATCTGAAGATAATTTTGCTAAAGAAACCTTAAAAGAAACAAAAGAATTAATAGATAATTTATATAAAAATTTATTATGAGAAACTTAATAAGTAAATTTCTAGGACTTAAAGTAGAAGATGTAGCTATAGGATTATTTTTAATGATAGTTTTATTCTTTGCTACTTTGTTTTTATTAAAATTAGAATATTTAATTGATTTAATAATATAATATTATGAGAAATCTAATAATATAATAGATTTAATATTATGAGAAATCTAATAATATGAGAAATCTAGGACAGCTCCAGTACACAGCGGATATGGATTTAGTTCTTAATTTAATTAAAGACAAATATCCAGACCTTGAAACACCAATAATTAATATATTCTTTTATGTTAATCAATTAGAATTAGAGCGCAGATCTTTTGATAATGTCATTGATAAGTTAAGAGGGGATAAACACCGAGCAATTATGCGAGCTAGAAAATCAGAAGAACAAAATGAAAAATTACAAGGACAATATGAAAAAATACGAAAACAAAATAAAAGCCTTAACCTTTAGTTACATAGGATTAATACTTACTTTTATATGGATAATATTACACTCTTAAACGGAGAAACCTTTTCTAAAAAAGAACTCCTAGAGAAAATGAAGGACGATGAGTTCTACTATAATTTCTTAGGAAAGAACGCATTAAGCTCCTCCTCCATAAAACTATTGTTAGATAGTCCAAAAAAATATAAATACGTTACTGAGTATGGATCAGAACAAACTAATGCTTTTGCTCTTGGATGGTTATTTCATACCTGCATATTAGAGCCAGATGTATTTAGCTCACAAATATTTGTAAATGTTCAAAGCAAAAGCACGAAAGCATATAAACTAGCTAAAGAAGAACATGGAAAAGTCTTTACTATAAAAGAGAAATACCAAGCAGAAAGATTAGCTGATGCCTTTCTAAGAAACGAACACGCTTTAAAACTAATAACAGATTGTGAATTTGAAACTCCTGCAATAGGCTTGATAGGAGGCTATCCCTTTCGTGCTAAAGCAGATGTGTTAGATTCTTATAGAATTATTGATCTGAAAACAACAAGCGATTTAAAAGCCTTCCCTTATGCAGCCAAAAAATATGGATATGATGTACAAGTATATCTTTATTGTGAACTCTTTAATAAACCTTACGAGGAGTTTAAATTTATAGCAATAGATAAAAGCTCTTGCGATATTGGTATTTATAATATCTCCCAGCAGTTTTATAATCAAGGCAAAGCAAAAGTATTACAAGCTCTCCAAATTTTTGAAACATTTTTTATTGATGGAGCAGATATAGATAGTTACTGCATTAAAGGGATATTATGATAGAAATAATAAATAAAGATTTTAGAGATTGTGAAATACCTAAAGGACTGACAATTACAGACCCTCCTTATAATCAAGGTTATCATTATAACGGATATAAAGATAGAATCTCAGAGGATGACTATTTCTTCCTATTGTCTAAAATCCCAACACCTTGCGTAATAATTCATTATCCCGAAGAAACAATAAATTTATTACCTAAAGCTATAGGTATAAAATGCGAACAAGTTGTTTGTTGGGTTTACAATAGCAACACAGGTAAACAAAGTAGATTAATAAGTTGGTGGGGATGCAACCCTGATTTTAGAAAAGTAAGCCAACCTTATAAAAATTTAAACGACAAGCGAATCCAAAAAAGAATAGCAGAGGGTAAAACAGGTGCAAGTCTTTATGATTGGTGGAATATAAATCAAGTCAAAAATGTAAGCAAGGAAAAGACAGGACATCCTTGTCAAATACCTGAAGAAGTGATAAGCAAAATTATAAAAACTACAGCAGAAAAAAATCAAACTATTATAGATATCTTTGCAGGAAGTGGAACAACAAGCAAAGTGGCTTATGATTTAGGTTACGATACTATAAGCTATGAAATAGATAAAAAATATTGTGAAATAATTAATAAAAGAATTTATGAAAGAAGCAAATAAAATAGCTAAATACTTAACAGATATATCAGAGGTAGATGTTTTTGCCAATTCAAGGAGGAGAGAAAACGTAGAGATGAGATCCTTATTAACTTTTATATTAAGA